GCTTCTAAATTGTAAGGTTACGTCACTCATATCTCTGTGCTCCGGATAACTTCTCCGATTATAAAAACTCCCGTGGCATCGGTTATTTCATACGCTGTTGGAGATATTACGGATACGATCGTTGCTTCTACCAGGCTTGTCTCGCCAACGACAACTTCGTCGGGGCTCCATGCCGGGTCGGGGGCCTGGCTGACTTCGAGATTGCCCGTAATCTCCTCGTTGAAACACACGATCTCTTCATCCACGATAAGATAGAGAGTCCCGTCGACCTTATCGTAGTATCCGGCAGTGGCGTAGAAGTCGAGCTCAATCAGGTCCTTTGTTTTCAGGTCAAAGATGAATCCGGCCTGGGTATTGAACGGAGAGACGCCCCTGTCATAGAATCCGATGTATTTCCCTTGCCAATAAAAGGCTTTGATTGTAGCCGGGGCGTAGGTTTCATACCACTGTTCCGGCGTGATGATTTCCCAGGTGATAAGCTCCACCCCGGTTGGGCCTATAGCGACAAGTCCTTCAGGCGAGGGATAAATTACAACTTCCCCTGCTTGCACAATCCCTTCTTTCGACATGCAGGCGAAACCCTGAACCCGCTCAGAGACTGTATTCGCCGGATCATTGCCGACGTTTACATAGGGCGTCCCCTCGGTCGTCACAACCACGGTGGTTCCAAAGGCCCCCAGGCCGACAATGTCTTTTTCAAACGTCTTCTGGTAGGCTGCCGGCCAGGCATGAGGATAGAACGGCACGGAATAACAGAGGACATTATCTACGAATCCTGCAAGAACTCCGTTCGGCAGGGCAATCAGCCCCTTGATCCCTGTCGGCGCCCCGTCCCATTCAGTGCTGTTGAGAACTTCAGAAAGCGCTGAATCAAGAATGGTGTCTGAATAGGCTACGTCTGCTACCGCAATTTCCGCTACAAATTGATACTGCGAAAATCCACCGGCAGTTTGATTTAATCGGTAAATCCTTTTCAGCGTGACTTCATATTCTGCGGCGGGACCTGTGCTCATGTTCGAGAGATTTACGGTGTTTCCGTCATAAATATCCAGGAGGTTGGAGGCTGTGGAAGGAGGGCCTTCTGCTCCGAAAGCATTCACGTAGGTATAAACGTAAGCCCGCGTTTCCATAAGCGTGGGGTCCGGGCCTACAGGAGTCCCGGCTGCCACAATAGCTGCAGCAGGCGCGGGCGGGCTCGGATTATAGTAGGTCATCGGATATGCTGTTCCACCGTCATCGTAGTGCTCTGTATCGGTCACGCGAAGCTGCCCGGCTTCCGTGTAGAACACGCGGTTGTACGTGTCCCATGGAAGCGGGGCTTTTACGGCATCAACATCTGTGATCCAGGTGAAAAAGACAGTTTCTGAATCGCCATAATACCGGAAGAGCGACAGGGCAGCGGTCTTCCCAGGAGCAGAGTCGTAAAGATTTCTCCGCAGCGGTCTGATCCCGCCCTCCTCGAAGTTCGCATTTATGGCGATTTGGGATTTGTTTTCAGGAAGGAGGCGCGGGTCCTTTACCCGTGGGAAAAGCCCGCCAAACTTGGAAATTCCGAGAAGCATTTATTTCCCCTTTTCATCGTTCTGCTTCTCCTGAGCAGTCTTTAACCCCAAGTCTTGTTGAAACTTGTTCATAAACAGGGTGGCTTTGGACATGGCATTCGGAAGACTGGTCTCCTCGGCTAAAGCCCTGGCGATTACATAATCGATCGCAGCGGGGACATAACTGTCATCAAACGGGAACGTCCCGTCTATGGAGGTGATCGGCGTCGGAGATACGGAAAGAATCGTTTCGATCTTTACCGGACTTGCAGGTTGCGGCGGAAAGACATAGAACTTCTTCGGGGTGCGGGGATCGGTAACGACGTACAGCACGGTCGCATCTGCGGTGTACGACATCCAGCCGGGAACCAAGTCGTCCATGCTGTCCTTTAAGATGCTCTGGATCTCCGCCCCTCGCGTGGTCCCGGTCGTCCCCATGTTACAGACGACATCGACGAGATTTACCGCATCGTCCGGCAGGGATTGAACGGCTCCCTGTATGAGCGTGATGTTTCTGGTCGTCGCGTAAGCTTCGGGTTTGAGGGTCATCACCTCAAGCAGGAAGAGATTGATGTAGGGCACGAGAACATCCACACCCCATTTTGATCCGGTCTGGTCCTGGAGCTGCTGGGCGGCAAGAACCAGGATCATTCCGGTCTTGTTCATTCCTGCGGCGGAGGCGTAGACGACGTAAATCAACTCTCCCGCTGCAAGGGTGAGCCCGGCCTGGGTCGTGAATGTCTTCGCTCCGGTTCCGACCGCATTGGAAGTTACCGAAGTTCCTACCCCGATCATCGAAACACCCGGTGTCGGGGCGCGGTAAATATTCCATGCCGTATACGTGGCAGTTCCGGATTTCGATACGATATTCACCACCAGAGTCGTTCCGGAATAAGATGTCACGGTTCCGGCCATCCAGTCCGTTTCGGGGAGAAAAGAGGGGATTACGGGTATGGTTTCGTCAAGGATTGTCATAAGAAAGATCCTCTCTTTAGTCTCCGCGTGTCAGGGACTTGGGTGATCCGCGAATTGATGATGATCTCAACCTCCCGCGTCAGGAAGATCGCAAAATCCTTGTTGGCTTCGGGGATCGAGATCCCCATGGATAACATCCTGATAACGCCTTCCCGGAAAACCTCGTCAAAGAGACCGTCCCAGAGAATTACGTCTGCCGGCAGGGTGAGCTGAGTGGGTTTCGCGAAGTACCGGCCCGTGATCTTTACATTCATGATCACGGTCGGCCTCACGTAGAGCGTGGTGTTGATGACCTTGTAAAAACTTGGATAACAGCAAGGCCCCTCCCCGTTCCAGTCCACCCCGTAGGTTTTCCACCATGCCTCGTCGTGGTTGTCGTCTCCCAGGTAACTCGGTTGGACCGTGTGTTTTACCGGGATGAGGGTTGCCGGGAGATCCGCAGTGATGATGTAAATCGCCTGTCCGGGAACGAGAGAAAGTCCGAGATCCACAGTCAGATTCTTGACCCCAGTTCCCACAGTGAGGCTTGTCGTCGAGGCCCCGATGACGGATGACGGAACTCCTGGGGTTGCAGCAAGGGCGAGGTCCCAATCGGCCAAGGTATCAGTTCCACTCGATGTCGTGATCAACGCCACAAGGGCGCCGGTCAGGATATTGTAGGTTGTGACAGATCCAGCCATCCAGTCGGTGTAAAGTTCGCTTGCTTCGGGCTTTTCAGCCACGGACAGAAAGTTTGTCGGAAGAGCCACGGAATACCCGCCTGAAGCGATGGTCAGGTCGAGGTTCCCCGTGGCCTGAATGTCTGACTTCCGGTCGAGGAGCATCTTGTAGATCAGCGACTGAATCGAGGTTGCCGCCTGGTAGATCGAGATGCCGGACTGTTTTGGCATCTTGCTCAACCGGGGAAGAGTGTCGACGATCAGATTCCCGACTGTGTATGACATGGTTTACTCCACTTTGTGGCTCTTTGCATGAGCGATCAAGCCTGTTGCGCTGGCGCAGACCTTACCGCAGGTGGTACAGGCCAGTGGGTCAGTCGGCTCTTCCGGACGTTCATGAACTAAATCATCGGCTTGCGCTGCAATCTCATCTCTCAGCCAGGTCCAGGCTTCGTATTCGGTCGGATACGGGAAGAGTCCGTTCTTCTTGTCCTTCCAGGCCCCATCGAGACCCGCAAATAGCGGAGGTTTCGTCTTCTTCTCGACGATGTAACCCTCTTTCCCGGCCTCCTGGAACTTTGTAATCGCATATCCGGAAAGGTCTATGGATCTCTCTCGCGTGCCTTCGGGCGGCGCCTGGTTCTGCTTGTACTCCCGAAACGTGTTCGGGTATCCGAGCATGAAATTCAGGTGCTCCGGCTTGCTGATCTCGCACACAGAGGTTGTAGGTTCTCCGGAAGCCACCGGTTTGCCGTGAAGATCAAACGGCTGAGGCATGAACAGGTAACGCACTTTATCAAGGAACAACGGCGTCGGGCCGACTCTTTGTACCAAACATTCGATAAGCATCGTGCTTCTCCTTTTCGTGTTATGAGCGGGAGAGGGCCGAAGCCCCCTCCCCTCGGTTAAAGGTTAGTCAAAATCGAACGCATACCCAATCGCAACGGTCCCCGCAGCGCCCGTAGTCGCCTGTGTCGTGATGTCGATCGCGATGATCCGGTCGTGGAGTTTATCCACTCCGACGCCTACAAGACTTGGGATCAAAGCGGCAGTCGCTGTATCGAGAGACACGCGCCCGGCAGCAGAGCTTCTGCCAATGGTGCAACCCGTTAGGATATTTGAATACGCGATCACCGTCCCGTCAGCCAACGTCACGCTGGAGTTTTCGAGTTCGGGAACGTGTGTCGCACCGTCAATCGCGTGAACGGTTGCGCTTGCCACAGGGTCGTTGTAATAGCTGTTCAGGATGCCGACATCGAAGATAATGTCGGCGCCGGTTGATAGCGCATCAACTTCAACAAACAGGCCCATAAGCCTGCAACCCGCAGGCAAAACGCCCAACGCCAGGATGCCGTTGTTTGCTGCCGTAACCTCCATCTGCGCCTTGGTTACTTCCATCTGGCGGAAATCCCACCGCGCCCCAGGCGAAGGACTCTTCGGGGGGTTGGTGTAAAGATCCGGTGCTAATTGTGCTGTTTTTGCCATTTTCAGTCTCCTCCTTTCAAAGAGTTACGGCCTGGTTGCCGCAGTATCGATCGCCATCACGCCGAAGTCGTTGCCGTTGAAGGTAACTTTCTTGAAGCCCCAAATCGTATGGGTTGTGATCACGATACGGTTATTGTTGTCCCGGCCCTCTTCGTTCCACCCGAAACGAAGATCCTGTCCGGGAGACCCGAACGCCAGAGCCCCAGCCTGCACGCCGCAGAAGAGAGCACGGGAGGCCCCGACTGCCGCTCCGCCGTAATCCGTGAACCGGATCACGTTCTGGTGCTTCTGGAGAACTACCCCGTTCCACATGCCGAGCATCCCGGTCATGAAGGCGTTGTTCTTGCCCGCGCTCATCGCGATCGCCTTCTGGATATCCGCCCAGTCTAAGGACGTGGCGTTTCTCCGCAGGTCGAAAGCCTGATACGGGTCCATGACGAGAAGGAAACATTCCTCCCCTTCGATGTGCGTCTTCTGGATCTGCGGGATCTCTGAGTAAGCAGGCCCGCCTCCGCCCATCATTTCGGCATACGCAACCGCTCTGTCAATCGGCAGGGTCGACATCTTGTCGGTTGCGGCCACTGTGGCTTTGGAGGTCGCCACCCCGCCGTAAACGAGGTGGTTCGTGTCCGGCGCCGTCAGGCTGTTGTTCGCGAATCCTGTGTAGGTCGTGGGGAACACGAATTCGCTGTTGGTTCCCCGTGCGCCCGAGAGATACATGAAGATGATCTCGTCGAATACCCGAGCCCACCATTCCGTCTCCCTGGTCTTGGAGATCTTCCGCAGGTCGTGAACAGTCCGTTTCCGGGTCATCCTTCCGCCTGCATCCGCGCCGCCCCTCATCTGGTCGATGTAGACGTTGTCGGTAAAGAAAACCAGTTTCTCTTCTTTGCCGTGGAGTTCCAGGTCTCCTTCGATGGGCTGCATGTTGAGCTGCATGGAGAGGTCATAGGTGATCTGCTCGCCGGCATCCGCTTCCAGGTCGGTCAGTTGCCAGATCGGCATGGTCGGGGTCTCGCCCTTCCCCATGTACTTCCGGGTCCAGTACCCTTTTCTGCCAACATCGACCGCCAGGTTCCCGGAATACCTTTTGACGGCCTTGGCATCGTTCAATCCGATAATCGTCTGTGCCATTTTTTGCCTCCTTATGGGACCGTCCTGGGTCGATTGTTTTTGGGATTATTCCCTTTCTACCTTTTTCTGCCTGAAATGCTTTATGGGAATGCTGCGGTCTGCTGAGATCCTGAGTACCGCTTGTCTCCCTGCCTTTTCAGTCAGTGTCACTGATATCTCCTTGGCCTCCCCTGCCATGTTTCTGAGGTCAAAGATCAGTTCGTCTCCTACGCTGATAATCTTGATCAGCGCCATGGCGTCACCTGCTCGCCAAGTATCTGTCTTGCTGCTCGGGCGTCAGTTTTTCAAGAGCTTTTTCGTATGCTTCTCCGCTCAGTTTGTCGAGTCCGGCCCATGCTCCCTCCGTCGCATTCGCTTCCGCATTCGGAAGGTCTCCCAGCGTCTTGTGCGTCGGAAGAGTGGCGGCGGGTTTCTCTTCCTTCTTTTCCGCAGGCTTTGCGGGAGGGGCTTCGGTGATCCCGAAAGCCTCTTTCACCGCTGCATCCGCTGCGATCAAAAGTTCAATCCCGCTCGCACTTGCGTACTTCGGATCTTTTCCCAGCTCCTTCACCGCTTCCCCGAGGGCTCCGAAGAGGGCGCTACCCCTCAAAGACTTCTCCAGGTAGATCGGTTTCGACTTCAGAAAATGCGCCTGTTCCTTCTCCCATGTCAGGGTCGCCTTTGCGGCCTCTCGCGTCTGGATGTTCTGCATCACGATGCTGCGATTGATTGCGTCCCGTTCCTTATTGTATTCGGCGCGGGTGATTTCCTCGGCATCGAATTTCTCATCCAGCTCGTCGAGTTTGTCCTGCGATTCTTCAGGAACTACGTCGAGTGCCGGGAGTTCCGAATCGGCCACAGTCGCCCTGAAACTGGTCAGGTCAACTGCTTCTGCCGGTTTCTCCGGGGGCTTTGCAGCAATCCTTGCGGCTTCGTCTGCAGCAGCCTTCGCTGCAACTGCTGCCGCTGCTTCTGCGGCTTTCTCTTCAGGAGTCTTCTCTCCTGCGATTGCCGCCAAGGCTGCCTCGTCGAGCCCAGGGGGCTCCTCGCCCTCTTCGCTCTTGTCACTCACGCCTTCCTTCTCGGTTTTTGAAAGATCATCCCACTCTTCCTGCGTGATTCCTTCGGGCGGCTTGTCGAGGTTCTCCGGCGCTGCCGGGATTACCACGTCCACCTTCACTTCCTTCTCTTCGTTAGCCATAACGCCTCCTTAAACAGTTTTTCCTTCACCGAGGTCGATCATCCTTTCGGCCTCATCCTTCTTGCGTTTGCTCTCGTCCAGTTTCTTCTTCGCGAGTGCCTGGACCTGCTTCATTCGCTCCGGGTCTTTTTGTACAGCAGAGGCCCTGGCAACGGCATCAAGATCCCTTTCGATCTCATAGTCGGCCATTGATGGGCAACATTCTGTCTTCGCTGTCCCCTTCCGCTTTCTTCCTTTTTCGTATGCCATGTCACTGTCCTCCTACGGGTAATTGTGGTATCGGCGCCGCTCCTTCGGGCACTCCCGGTCCGGGTGCCTGTCCGGGCACTGCCGGTGCCGGTATCTGCACAGGCGGCTGTTCAATCTTCTCCTGAATCCCCGGTTGCTGTGCTTCCTGTACCAGCGCATCAGCGGCGGCGACTACTTGCGGACTTATAGCCACAGCATTCGCCACTTCCAAAGCTTTCAGGAAGCCCTCAAGTTTCACAAAGCTCGCATCAGCAGTCACCTTCATCGCCTGGCCCTTCAGTAGCGCGGCCTGGAGTTCAGCCATCGTCTTCTGGAGTTCTTCGACCATTTGCTGTTTCTGAGCCAGGGCGGCGGCGCTCTTTTCAAACTCCGCCTTCTGTTCGGGCGTCATCTCGTCCTGCGCCCCGGTCTGGTTGTTGAGCTTCCGGATACGGGCGACGATCTCGTCCTTGTTCGGCAGGTCGTCCATCAGGTCGACCACTTCGTCTATCAGGGAGAGGGCGAGCTGGGGCATGGTTTTCGAGAGGCCCATTACCAGGTCAGAGAGCATTTGGAACATCGACATCCGGATCGTCTCGCGGTAGTCCTGCTTTGCGATGATGAAGTCGGCCTTCGCGGCGGTGATGCTGTTCTCGATCTCGCCATTGTCTGTGGGCTTGTTGATCTCGACAAAGTCGTCCTTTTGCTGGTCCCCGGTAATCCGGATCTCCTCCTGTTTGTCCTTGAACTGCTCGATCAAGGAAAGGAGGATCTCGCCCCCGGACTTGAAAGAATGGTAGTAGTTGTCAAAGAAGATCCCGCTCGTCGTGTTCCCCTGCTCCTGCAGGTTCTCGATCGCGATCCCGGAGAGCTGCCGTTTCGTCTGGCCGAGGTTCTGCTCGGTAATCCCGGAGATTGAGTTGATGAATCTCTCGTCGTCCCGGGCCATTTCGACGTGCGCTGCGGCGAGGACCTGCTCCTTCTGGACCTCGAATTTCTTGCCGGCATTGATTTCGACCATGCCGTCTGGGCGATTGATCTCGTCATAAGCCTTTACCGGGTCGTCGACGGCGCCCTTCTCATAAATGACTCGGGTTGCGGTAAGGAGTACCAGGGCCTTCGAGCGCCTGCGGT